CCACGATTGATAAAGTAATTTAGTTTTATTGTAGCGTAAAGAAAAAACCCCACCAATATTTTGATGAGGTTTTTGGTTAGCATGACCAACTGCTAATTTAATCTTAATATAAATTAAGACTTTAGACCATTAGACAATGGTGTGTTTACAAAGATTTCAACCATAGGAATCTGGTCGATGTCATAAGTTACACCCCAGTTAGATCCAGTTCTTAGTGCTGAGTTAGCAGGGTTATCAGCAGCGTTTGTCCACTTAGTACCCATAACGTGATAAGCAGTATGGTAATCAACAGACATAACATCTTGCTTAGATAAGATGTTTCT